CCCAAGCCTAATAGGAGAGCTTAAATGCAAAATAAAAAATTTATGCGTGAACCAAAAGAGTATACGACTGAGCCAACAGCCGATGAATTAAGTCATGAAGGCATGAAAAAAGGCGGACATGCTAAGCATATGGCAATTGGTGGTATGAATCAACCTATGCGTGGTGCAATGCCTATGCCACAACGAGCTGTACGTCGTCGTCCTATGGCTATGCAAGCACCGATGGGTCAAAACTCAATGCAAGGTCAAATGCCTGCTATGAAGCGTGGCGGTAAAGCGCATCATGCTGAAGGTGGTGAGTCTAAGGCAATGGAGCGCAAAGAAATGCGTGAAATGCATAAGATTGAAAAAGAACTCAAGCACCATGAAAGCATGAAAGCAGGAAAAGCACATCACGGCTTGAAAAAAGGCGGTATGGCTAAAGGCATGTATTCACCACAAATTGGTGGATTGCTTGGTGAGGGTAAACCACATCACAAAGGCATGACAGGTGGAGTAGAAGGGCCAGGCTTTAAACATGGCGGTAAGATTCACCGTGTTTCAGGTCATCCTGAGGGTTCACATGAGCATCACAAGCATATGGCTAAACACCATGCCAAAATGCACAAAGAAAGTGGTTCAGCGCATCACAAAAAGATGCATGAACATCACAAATCTATGTGTTCAGGTGGCAAGTATGCTATGGGTGGTGGTGCAGGTACAATGCCTGTTGTAAAACATGGTGGCGCACAGTTAAGACACGGTGGCAAAGCTATGCACAAAGCAACAGGTGGTTTAGCCGCCAAAGGTGATGCATTCCAAACTAAAGGCACTTTAAAGCCAAAGATTAATGTACAAGATAAGGTTACAGAAGCAAAACAAACCAAATCTTTCCATACAAAAACAGGTGGCGTAGAAGGTGCAGGTTACAAGCATGGCGGTAAAATGCATAAATATGCTAAAGGTGGAACAGTATCCGAAAGCGTTGCAAATCGTTATTTAAATGACATAAAAGATGGAAGCAAACCACACAAGAAAGCAGGAAAAACAGGAGAAATTCATGAAGCTCCTGCAGGTTACAAAAAAGGTGGTCATGTGAAACATCATGAAGGTCATGTAATGCATCACAAAATGCATGGTCATAAAGAAGGTGGACACATGCATATGCACGAGCATGCAGAAAAAATGGCGATGGGTCATCACAAAATAGATGGTCATCCTATGAAGCACGGTGGTCATGCCAAGAGCAAGATTTCCACGCATCATAAAAAAGGCGGTAAGTGTAACTACTAAAAGGTAGGGGGAGAAATCCCCCGCTTTTTAATTTTGGAGAATTTTCATGAGCAATTATATTGTTTCATCTGTAACTCGTGGTGGCTCGTATGAACCTTTTGATTTGCAAGTTGCCCGTAGCCAAATTTATGGTCATCAACAAGTCAATATTTTTGGTTATCAAGCTTCTGTAACAACTACTAGCATTCCTGTTTGGGAAAATGCTACAACTTATACTTACATTACGAATGCATCTACTTTAACGCTTGTAAGCTCATCCGCATCCGATGATACGGTTGCTAAAGTGTTGATTAATGGCTTAGATGCAAACTTTAATCAGATTTCTGAATCTTTGCAGATGAATGGTACTACAGGTGTAACTACTCTGAATAGCTATTATCGTGTAAATAGTATGGTTTTAGTATCGGCAGGAACAGGGCAAACTACTAACGTAGGTACAATTACATTAAAGCAATCCTCTAATATTGTTTCTCAAATCAATGTAGGAATTGGCAAATCACAAAGTACTGTATTTACAGTACCTGCAGGATATACATTTTATTTAGATTTGGCTGAAGTAAACACATCAAATAGTTATACAGGAAGTACAATTGTTACTTACAAAGTACAGGCAATTAATAATGTTACAGGTGTAAAGTTTGTTGTGTTGCAACAACCATTTGTATCAATTTATACAGCCCAAAGACAAGCAAATCCGTTTTTATATGCGGAAAAAACCGACATTCAATGGCAACTTGTTACAAATACAGGAACAATTTCTGCGGGCGTTATTATTACAGGGAAACTTATTCAAAACAGTAATACAGTTGTTGGCACAGGAAGCTAATCATGCCATTGATTAAGTCAAAATCTGAAAGAGCCTTCAAGAAAAATATTTCTACAGAAATTCATGCGGGCAAAAAACCCAAGCAAGCTGTAGCAATTGCTTATTCAATGCAACGTAGTGCAAAGAAAAAAGATGGTGGCGGTCTTTATGCCAATATTCATGCTAAACAAGAGCGGATAAAGCGTGAAAAAGCCCAAGGATTACCTGTAGAACACATGAGAAAGCCTAATAGTAAAGGCGCACCAACAACAGAAGCGTTTATTCAGTCTGCTAAAACAGCTAAAAAAGCGAAGGGCGGTAATGTATCGCTTGCTGTAGGTCGTGGTGAAAAGAAACCAACAAGCCAAGGTGCGGGATTAACTGAAAAAGGTCGTGAAAAATACAACCGTGAAACAGGAAGCCATTTAAAAGCACCGCAAGCAAAAGGCTCAAGACATGATTCATTTTGCGCCCGTATGAAAGGCGTTGTAGAACATGCAAGTGGTGATGCCCCAAGAGCAAAAGCATCCTTAAAGCGTTGGCATTGTGCCGATGGCGGAAAACCAAAGAAGAAATATGATATTAAGGGGTGGTAATGAGTACAAGCGGAACTGTATCCACCACAGTCGTTACGGTTCAAAACCTAATTGATAGTGGTGCAAGAAGGGCGGGGAAACTTGCGGAAGAATTAACGTCCGAGCAAATCTTTGCATCAAAACAATCGCTGTATTATTTGTTATCTAATCTCGTCAATTATGGCGTTCAGTATTGGGCTATTCAAAAGAACGTGATAGGTTTATACCCTGACCAATACGAATACTTATTGCCTGTAGGAACAAATGATGTATTAAATGCCAATTATCGGTATTTAACGATTAATACTAATAATCCGTTTTCATCATCAGGTACAACTGCAAATGCATTTGATGGAGCATATACCAATATTTGCCAACTTAATAGCAATACAGGCAATATTGGTATCAATAATGGTACACAAAACCCTATTTACATGGCAACGATTGGTATTTTGCCTGCTATAACAGGTACGGTTAACTATCAAATACAAGCATCACAAGATGGTTCTACATGGACAACTGTAGTTACACCTACGACTACATCTTGGACGCAAAGACAATGGATTTATAACGATTTAGACCCATCTACAAGCGCTCCATATTGGAGAATTTTGCAAACAAGTGGCGCAAACATGGGTTTTTATCAAGTTATCTTTGGTTCTAATCCTACGGAAATACCAATGTTTCGTATGAACCGTGATGATTATGTTAATTTGCCCAATAAAAACTTTTTGAATAACTATCCGTTGCAGTATTGGTTAAATCGCACAATACCGCAACCCACTATGACTCTCTGGCCTACACCACAAATATATTCGCCACAGATTGTGGCATGGTGTACACGCTATATACAAGACGTTGGCGCATTAAATGGTTCAATTGAAATTCCGCAACGTTGGTATTTAGCAATACAAAATATGTTAGCGCATCAAATGGCGATGGAGTTGCCACAAGTTGACCCTGCAAGAATTGCTTATTGCGAACAACAAGCAGAAAAATATTTACACATTGTGCAAGAAGAAGAGCGTGATAAGTCACCGATTTATTTTGCACCTAACATTAGCGTATACACACGATGAAATGGTTAAATACCCGTGGTAATTCCGTACTGACGATTCAGGTTTGCGATAGATGCAAAATGAAGCGTGCGTATGATGACGTTCAAGAAGATGGGAATACACCAGGGCTTCGTGTGTGCAAGTTTGGGTGTATTGATAACAAAGACCCGTACCGATTAAAGATGCGTCAACCTGAAAAGATATCTGTAAGATTTCCCCGTCCTGATGCTTATATTGGAACGGGTAATAATCAGATTGTTACGACTCCTAATGCGCAAGATTTATTATCTTTACAAACAAACTATACTGAAAACGGAAACTTGGAAGGCATTACTTACACGCCCGTTAATACTAATCCATGACTAATAAGACCATTCCTGAACTACCTCCCGCAGGTCCGTTAATTGGAACGGAGCAAGTACCTATTCAACAAAATGGATTAACGGTACAAACAACAGTAGCCGCGATAGCTAACAGCCCAACGCAACAGCAAACTTTTATTACGGTTAATCAAGAACCAACGCTTGCTAATAGCAGAAGTCTTATAGGTGGATTGGGCATAGGAACGTCTACAGGCTCACCACAAGGACAGTTTTCTTTATTCCTTAATGGTGTATCCGCTTCTTTAGAAAACGCATCACAAGGGATTGTTGTTAAAAATAGCGGTAGTGGTGTTACGAATAGAAGTATTGCAACCACAGGTGCAGGATTATCTGTGGCAAATGCTAATGGTGTAAGTGGAAACCCTACTCTTGGATTGAGTGGATTGCCTTCAGCATTAGCAAGTTTAGGTGGTACAGGATTTATTTCTGTATCAGGTGGTTCTACATTAAGCGTTTCTACAATTACAGGAACAGCTAATCAAATAGGCGTAACAGGCGGTGATGGTAGCTCTTTACCAACAATTAGTATTGCAACAAACCCAATAATCCCTGGGTCAGGCTCAATAACCATTCCAAATGGAACAACAGGTCAACGCTCAGGAAGTATAGGGGCAATTCGTTATAACTCTACGCTAGGAGCATTTGAAGGTTATCTATCTACAGGATGGCAACAGTTTTCATCTGCAGGTGGCGTAACTACTTTTCAAACATCATTATCAGGGTTAACACCTAGTACACCTACAACAGGTACAGTTACTTTAGCAGGCACACTTAATCCATCTTCAGGCGGAACAGGAGCAAATACACTTACAGGATATGTAGTTGGTAATGGCACATCGCCATTTACAGCAACAACAACAATTCCAACAACTGATTTATCAGGTACGATTTCTAATGCACAGCTTGCAAATTCAAGCATTACCATTAATTCTAATACGGTAAGTTTAGGTGGTTCAGTTAATGTAGGCACTATTACATCTGTCACAGGTACTGCCC